GAAGTAATCGGTAACGTTTAATTAAAGAGGTTTAACAACTATGCCATCACGTAATCAACAAAACACCACTCCATTACGTACAATTAAAGACTTTAAAAGTAAGTTAATTGGTGGTGGTGCAAGGCCCAATCTAGTTGAGGTAGAATTGGATGACCACGATGGTGAAGGAAGTCCAGGTGCTGTCAATGAAGTTGTAGAAAACGCAAGATTTCTCGTCAAGGCAGCAGCTCTTCCTGCATCAACAATTGCTCCTATTGAAATTCCTTTTAGAGGAAGAATTTTAAAAATTGCTGGAGATAGAACATTTGAGACTTGGACAATTACTGTAATGAACGATAGTACATTTACTATTCGTTCTGCCATGGAAAAGTGGATGAATTATATTAATAAACTAGATAATGGAACTGGTGTTACTGATCCGGTTCTTTATCAAAAGGATGCTGTAGTCAAGCAACTTGATCGTGACGGAAAAGTTCTCAGAAAATATAAGTTCTGGGATATTTTCCCAACCAATATTTCTACAATTGATTTGAGTTATGACACCACCGATACTATCGAAGAATTTACTGTAGAAATGCAGGTTCATTACTGGGAAGCATTTAAAGGAGATGCCGAATTAGCTGGCGGAGAGGATATTCGATAAATAATACAATAACAGTTTAAGTAAATTATAATGGCAAGACTTTTTGGTTTTTCTATTGAGGATAAAGAAAAAAAATCCGCTTCTATAGTTTCCCCCGTTCCTCAAAATAATGAGGACGGGGTTGATAATTATATTAGTAGCGGATTTTATGGTCAATATGTTGATATAGAAGGTGTATATCGTACGGAAAGTGATCTAATTAAGAGATACCGTGAGATGGCATTGCATCCAGAATGTGATGGTGCTATTGAAGATGTTGTTAATGAAGCAATTGTTAGTGATCTTTATGATTCACCTATAGAAATAGAACTTTCTAATCTAAATGCTAGTGATAAGTTAAAAAGTGCTATAAGAAGTGAATTTAAATATATTAAAGAAATATTAGATTTTGATAAAAAATCTCACGAAATTTTTAGAAACTGGTATGTTGATGGTAAATTATTTTACCTTAAAGTAATCGATGCAAAAAAACCTCAGGAAGGAATTAAAGAGTTGAGATATATTGATCCCATGAAGATCAAATATATTAGGCAGGAAAAGAAGAAGGATAAAACTAATCCATTACTTCCCAGTAATGGTGAAAATTTTAGAAGTATGGCTCCAGAATTGGATGAATATTTCTTATATAATCCTTCACCAAATTATCCAGCAAACACTTATTCTGGAGGAGGAAATCAGAAAAGTTCGGTAAAAATTGCTAAAGATTCTATAGCATATTGTTCCTCTGGTCTTGTAGATAGAAATAAAGGTACAGTTCTTTCATATCTTCACAAGGCAATTAAAGCTCTCAATCAATTAAGAATGATTGAAGATTCTCTTGTAATTTACAGATTATCAAGAGCACCAGAGCGTAGAATTTTTTATATTGATGTTGGCAATCTACCTAAAGTAAAAGCAGAGCAATATCTCAGAGAGGTAATGTCTCGTTATAGGAATAAGTTAAGCTATAATGCCAACACTGGTGAAGTTCGTGATGATCGCAAATTTATGAGTATGATGGAAGATTTTTGGCTTCCTAGAAGAGAGGGTGGTAGGGGAACTGAAATTACTACTCTTCCTGGCGGTCAAAATCTGGGCGAACTTTCTGATATTGAATATTTCCAAAAGAAACTATATCGTTCTTTAGGAGTTCCGGAGTCAAGAATTGCTGCAGAAGGAGGATTTAATCTTGGTCGTTCATCCGAAATTCTTAGAGATGAACTCAAATTTGCCAAATTTGTTGGGCGTTTAAGAAAACGTTTTGCTAACATGTTCACTGACATGTTAAAAACTCAGTTACTATTAAAAAATATTGTATCAGTAGAAGATTGGAATAGTATTAGTGATCATATTCAATATGATTTCTTATATGACAATCAATTTGCAGAACTCAAAGAATCTGAGTTAATGAACGAGAGACTTGGTATTTTGGCAACAATTGAACCATATATTGGAAAATATTATTCTAATGAATATGTTCGTCGTAAAGTATTGCGTCAAACAGATGCTGAAATGATTGAAATTGATGAACAAATTGAAGATGAAATACAAAAAGGAATTATTCCAGATCCAAATTCCATGGATCCAATCACTGGAGAACCATTACCTCAAGATGGAGGTCAAAATGCTCTCGGAGATGTTCCTATGGAACCAGAGATTGATGGATCTTCAACAGAAGTAGGTGAAATATAAATAGATTTATAAATAAACTGAAAAATTAATGGAAAACATTATTGATTTAATTGCTACTGACTCTAAACCATCAGAAGTTAGTGATCAAATAAAAAATATTTTATTTACAAAAGCCGCTGAAAAGATAGAGTCTGAGAGGGCACAAATATCAGCATCAATGTTTGCTGAACCAGAAGAAACACAAGGAGAGGAATAATGTCTAGAACATTATTAGTTGGAGTTGGAACTGAAGTTCAATTAAATACTGCAACTACATTAAGCAATGCTACTGTAGTAAGAGTATTTAATAATTCTGGCGCTGATGCAACAGTCAGTATTGCAAAAAGCACAACTGCCGGATATGCAAGTACTGCTACAGTAACTCTTCCGGCAGATAGAATTGAATTTTTTGAAAAAGGTGCTCAAGATCAGATTTCTGCATCAGCAGTAACTGTTTTAGGATTTAAAGTAGGATTCACAGGATAAACTAATGAAACTTATCACAGAAGAAGTATCAAACGTAAAAATTATTACCGAAGGCAAGGGTGCCGGTAAGAAATTATACATTGAGGGTGTTTTCCTTCAGGGAAATCTCAAGAACCGTAATGGAAGAATGTATCCAATGGAGACTCTTTCCCGTGAGGTAAAGAGATATAATGATACATTTGTTGGTAAGGGTCGTGCTCTTGGAGAACTTGGTCATCCAGACGGACCTACAGTAAATCTTGATAGAGTCTCTCACAAAATTACTTCTCTTACTCAAGAAGGAAATAATTTTAAAGGTAAGGCACAAATACTCAATACTCCAATGGGTAAAATTGCATCTTCTCTTCTTGATGAAGGTGTAATGCTTGGTGTTTCTTCTCGTGGTGTTGGATCATTAAGAGAAGATAGAAATGGAATAAGAGTTGTTGGTGAAGATTTTCAGTTAGCAACGGCTGCAGATATTGTAGCAGATCCTTCTGCTCCTGATGCTTTTGTTAATGGAATTATGGAAGGAAAAGAGTGGGTTTGGGAAGGAGGAATTCTTCGTGAGCAACTTGCGGAGAAGACTCAGAAGAGAATTAATACTCTTGTTGATCAAAGAAGATTGGAAGAGTATAAGTTAAATTTATTCAATGATTTCCTTTCAAATCTTTAAATTATAAATAAATATAGATTAATACAAAAATATCTAATCAAATGTCCGTTGGTAGCAATTTACAAGAAATGGAAAACGTAGTAACCAAAGGCGCTGCTGCAGCTGAACCAATGCAATCCTTGTCCACCCAAACACCTGGACAACCTGCAGTGGAAGATCTCGGTGGTCCTACCCCAGAAAACTATAGAGTCGATGATGATTCGGCAAAACTAAAAGAACCTTCTTTAGCAACTGTTAAAGATATCGTTAATAAAGGTGCTGTTCCTGCTGAGCCAGCAAAAATGGCAAAAGAGGAAGAGGAAGTTGAAGGTGAAGTAGTTGCCGAAGAAGAAGAGACTGTAGAAGAAATTGTATCTGAGGAAGAAACTTCTGAAGAGGAAGTTGTTTCTGAAGAAGAATTAGTTGGTGAAGAAATACCTTCTATCGAAGAAGATGTTGAGGCACTTCTTTCTGGAGAAGAACTCTCTGAGGAATTCCAAGAAAAAGCACGTACTATTTTTGAAACCGCAATCAAAGCAAAAGTTGCTGAGATGAAGGAAGAAGTTCAAAAGCAGTATGAGTCATCTCTTGTAGAAGAAGTTACTTCTATTAAAGAAGAACTTACTGATAGAGTTGATGCCTATCTTGAGTATGTTGCAGACGAATGGATGTCTGAGAATAAAATTTCAGTTGAGCATGGACTTAAGACTGAAATGACTGAATCGTTCCTTGTCGGAATGAAGAAACTTTTTGAAGATCATTATGTAACTATTCCTGAAGAAAAATATGATGTTCTTAATAGCATGGTAGAAAAACTTGATGAGATGGAAGATAAACTCAACGAACAAATCAATAAAAATATTGCTTTAAACAGAAGATTAGCTGAGTCGGTTGCTGATGTAGTTTTTACAGAAGTATCTGAAGGTCTCGCACTTTCCCAAAAGGATAAACTCGCTTCTCTTGTAGAAAATGTTGAGTTTGATAGTGAGGAAACGTATCGTGAGAAACTGGTAACTTTAAGGGAATCATATTACCCAAGTAATACCGGAACTCAAACAGATGAATCAGAAACTATTTCTGAAGAGTCTTCTGGACAGGATCAAGAACCAGTAACTGGTTTAATGGAATCCTATATCCAAACCATGAATAGAGTCGCTAAAAAGTGATTCATCAATTATCACAGATCAAACTAACTTTTTAAAGAGGTAAATTCAAATGCAATCGTTCAATTCTGAACATCTGCAGGAGAAGTGGGCACCTATCCTCAACCACGAGGGAATGGGTGAGATTAAAGATTCTCACCGTAGAATGGTTACCGCTCAACTCCTGGAAAACCAAGAACAAATGCTTCGTGAAGAGCGTGAGTTCTTATCTGAAGCTCCAGTAAACTCTGGTAATGCCGCTGGTGCTGGTGGTGGTTTTGGAGGAAGTGCTTCTTCCCCAACCGCTGGTTTCGATCCTGTTCTGATCTCCTTAATCAGACGTTCGATGCCTAATCTGATCGCCTATGACGTTGCTGGCGTTCAACCAATGAATGGTCCTACAGGACTTATTTTTGCAATGCGCTCCCGTTATGCTAGTCAGACTGGAGACGAGGCACTCTTCAACGAGGCAGATACAAGATTCGCTGCCCAGAATGCTAACTTGGCAGGTGCTTCCCAAAATACCCTCAATAATCATAGTGGTATTGGTACTAATGCTGCTTCTAGCGGAGATACCAATCCTGCTGTCTTGAATGATACCCCAGCAGGTAACTACAGACTATCACAGGGTATGGTAACTGGCGATGCTGAAGCACTTGGAGATGCTGATGCTAACCAATTCCAACAAATGGCATTCTCGATCGAGAAAGTCACTGTTACCGCACGTTCTAGAGCACTCAAAGCTGAGTATTCTTTGGAACTCGCACAAGACCTTAAGGCAATCCATGGTCTGAATGCTGAGGCTGAACTCGCAAACATTCTCTCTACTGAGATTCTTGCTGAGATCAACCGTGAAATCATCAGAACCATTTATAAGACTGCTGAAATCGGTGCTACCACTAACGTAGCAAACACTGGTATTTTCGACCTCGACATCGACTCCAATGGTCGTTGGTCTGTTGAGAAGTTCAAGGGTCTCATCTTCCAGATTGAGAGAGATGCTAACCGCATTGCCCAAAGAACTCGTAGAGGAAAGGGTAACATCATCATCTGTTCTGCTGATGTTGCTTCTGCTCTCACCATGGCAGGTGTACTTGATTACACCCCTGCACTCAACGCTAACTTGAACGTTGATGACACTGGTAACACCTTTGCTGGTGTTCTTGCCGGTAAGTTTAAGGTTTACATCGACCCATAT